GCAGGGTTTAAAGCTCGCGGTTTGCGGATTGCAGATGAGCAAAACCCATTAAGTCCAGGAGAATTTAGGGATGTTGATGTTCCAGGAGGTGATTTAAAAGCCTCGTTGATGCCCTTACCGTACAAAGAGCCGAGTGCTACCCTGTTTCAGCTGATGGGTTTTGTTGTGGATGCCGCGCAACGCTTTATTGGTACGACGGATATGGGTGTTGGCAATGGTGGTAACCAAGAAATGCCTGTTGGAACAACTATTGCTCTACTTGAGCGGGGTAGTCGTATTGTTTCTGCGGTACATAAACGGTTACATGCGTCATTAAAGCATGAATTGAAAATGTTAGGAGAGCTTTTTGCCCAAGACCCACGACCTTACCCTTATGATGTAGGTGTAGATGGGCAAATAAAGAGCCAAGATTTTGATGGTAGGATAGATATACTACCTGTAAGCGATCCGAACATCTTTAGTATGTCACAAAGGGTTATTTTAGCTCAAGAGCAGTTAAAATTAGCTGTAGCGGCCCCCGATATGCACAATTTGTACGAAGCGTATCGCCGTGTGTATGAAGCGTTAGGTGTGAACAATATAGAACAAATGTTAAAACCCGAACCGCAACAAGTGCCTATGGATCCTGCTATGGAAAACATAGAAACAAGTAATGCGGCTAATGGACAAGGCACATTACAAGCGTTCCCTGAACAAGACCATGATTCGCATATTGCGGTGCATTTAGCTTACATGAATAGTAAAGTAGCGCAAATGCAACCGCCTGTAATGATATTACTTGAAAAACATATATACGAACATTTAGGTTTAAAGGCTAAAGTAGCTGTTCAACAGCAAATGCAGGGACAACAAGTACCGCCAGAGCAACAAGAAGCTATGGTTGCCAAAATGCAAGCACAGTTATTTACTCAATTCCAACAAGCACAACCTCCTGCACCAGACCAAGACCCCTTAGTACAAATAAAACAGCAAGAGTTGCAGTTGCGTGAACAAGAAATGGTAGCAGACCAGCAAACAGACCAAAGAAAACTACAGCTTGACCAACAAAGGCAACAGCAACAGTTCCAGTTAGGCCAAGATAGGATTAACAGCACAGAAGATATTGCTCAAATGCGAGCAAGGATTGCACAACAGAAAAATGCTAACACTAGAGGTTGATAGGTAATGTCCTATCTTATTAGTAACATCCCACACTTTAATTGTTGGGTGCGTAGAGAATTTACTTGCAACCATACCAATTATCATGGTGAGTTTCTTCATGCTATTGCTATTGCTGTAAATACAATACCTGATAGGTCGTTAAGTTTTCAGGTTGTATTTACAGGTTGTGAAGAGCTAGAAGGTAATGATATGGGTCAAAACTTACATGGTGGAGCTATGTGGGCAAGGATGCCAATAGAAGGTTTAGTTGCCGATATACCTGTAGAAGAGTGGCCTGAACCTATGTTAGACCATTTGTGTCAACCTTGGGATTGTGAGTCTAGAGACCATAGTGTAATAACAATGGATAGGGTTAGTTCTTCTCCTTGGCTTTGTAAAATAGATGGTGAATTTTATACAGGTAAGTATATGTTTACAGTAGATTACACAGGAAACGATATAGCAGATGACTCTGCACAACATAAACAATCTCATGTAATATATTTAACAGATGCAGGTAGCTGGACAGGTAATTTTGTAGCTTTACCAAATAATAGAGTGCGAGCTACAAGCCCTGCTTTATGGAGAACAGGTGAAGGTGCGCCAGATTTTGCTCCTTCACAATGGGTACATTCTGCAGAAGGGCATGAATCTTACTTAGACCCTATGACCACCTTTAATAATTTATATTCAGAAGGTAAAAAGAAAGGGAAGAAAAAATGACACCTATAAAAGATATAGATGGTGATGGTAACATCGATGCTGATGATATCGTTTTACAAGAGGCAAGCGATGCCCACGATAAACAAGAAACCCAAAGGTATATGGCTATTTGTGCTTTTGCGTTGATGGTTTGTATGACTATTGTTTTGTGTACACCTATTATTGGTGATGAACGGGTGATTGCACTTAGCGGTTTAATTAGCTCTATGTACTTTGCACTAGCTAGTCTTTGCGGAGCGTATATGGGATTTAGTACATGGGCGAATAAAAAATGATCCCCCTACTGGGCAGTTTAATCGGCCCTGTTTCTGGGCTGTTAGATAAGTTTATTGAAGATAAAGATGTAAAAAACCAGTTAGCGCATGATTTATCTACAATGGCTGAACGCCATGCTCAAGACCTTGCCAAAGGTCAATTAGAAATAAATAAAGCAGAGGCACAATCTAGAAACATATTTGTTGCAGGATGGCGTCCTTTTATTGGTTGGACATGTGGTTTTGCGATGGCATATAATTATGTGTTACAACCGATTTTAATTTTTGTGTTAGCCCAATTTGATTACCTTGTCCAACTTCCTGGATTAGACCTTTCTGAAATGATGCCCGTGTTGATGGGTATGTTAGGATTGGGTGGTTTAAGGAGTTTTGAGAAATACAAAGGAATATCTAAATGACCTTTATGTTATCAACAAGAAGCAATGAAAGATTAGAGGGCGTAAATAGCACTTTAGTTAAAGTTGTGAAAAAAGCTATTACAGTAACTAAAATTGATTTTGGTGTTATTTGTGGTAAACGAACCATAGAAGAGCAAGAGTCTTTATTTGCTAAAGGTGCAACGAAAACTATGAAGTCTAAACATTTAGACGGCAGAGCAGTAGACCTTATGGCTTATATTGATGGACGTGGTTCTTGGGAATTAAATGTTTATGACGAAGTAGCTGATGCTATGGCAGAGGCTTGTCGTGAGCTTAACGTCGTCGTCCGTTGGGGCGGTGCATGGACTACAGCAAACATTGCTGCATGGGAAGGTACAATGGAAGAAGCTATGATGAATTATGTAGATATTCGTAGAGGTGAAGGTAAAAGGCCGTTTATAGATGGCCCCCATTTTGAGTTAATGTAATGTCAGACCTTTACATTCATGAAAAAATGTTGAAGAATATCCGTGAACGGCAAGAAATGGTTAAAGAGGTTCTTTGTTTTGGGCCTGTACCAGATTTTACCGCCTTCAAGGAACTCCGAGCTAGGCTAGGAGAACTTGCTATAACTGAACAGGATCTTAAAGACCTGCTGAAAAAGGTGACTGATGATGAGTAAAACACTACTTGTTCCTGACCATTATGTGGACAAAAAACCAAAAACCCCCCCAAAACAACCGAAAAAAGAAGGAGCGTTAGAACAAGCATACGTTCGCGCAGAAGATCGGTTTTTAGACCCTTCTAAAATTTCTGAGACAGCATTAGGTAAATTACCCGAACCGACAGGTTGGCGTGTTTTGTTACTTCCTTACCAAGGAAGAAAACAAACAAACGGTGGAATTATCGTGCCTACAGAAGTTAGGGAAAGAGAAGCATTAGGAACTGTTTGTGGATATGTTCTTAAAGTAGGCCCTCTTGCTTATTTAGACGCAGACAAATTTGGGGATAATGCTGAGCCTTGGTGTAAAGAAGGTGATTGGGTTATTTTTGGTAGGTATGCAGGAAGTCGGTTTAAGATAGAAGGAGGTGAAGTTCGTCTTCTTAATGATGATGAAATCATTGCCCGTATATCAAACCCTGACGACATTTTGCATTTTTAGGACGGAGTAGAAAATGAGTGACGCACAACAAGAATTTAATGAACCAGAAGATGATGATGTTGAAGTAGACCTTTCTGAAAAATCAGAGCAACAAGAGGTTGAAGTTGTTGAAAACCCTGTGGAAGAAAAAGACTCTTCTGAGCTGGAACAGTATAGCGAAGGAGTACAAAAAAGAATAAGTAAGCTTACGGCAAAAATGCGGGAAGCAGAACGTCGTGAAAAAGCCGCATTAACGTTTGCTCAAGCAACTAAACAAGAGCTTGAAGATGTTCGCAAAAGAACAAATAACTTAGATAACTCTTATGTAGCAGAGTTTGAAAACAGAGTAACCGCAGAAAAAGAGCTTTGGAAAAGTACTTTAAAAGAAGCGATAGATCGAGGAGATATTGATTCTCAAGTAGAAGCTCAAGGTAAACTTGGTGAACTCGGAGTACATACCGAACGATTAGCTCAGGTCAAAACACAAAAAGAGCAACAAGCCCAACAAGCGCAACAACCACAACAACTTACTCCATACCAACAACAACAAGCACAAAGACAGCCTCCACCGCCAGACCCTAAAGCATCTTCTTGGGCGTCTAATAATGAGT